AGAGGTTCTCTGATCAAGCGATCTGGGACGTCGTAACCAGACAAGCGAAGCTTATTGTAAAGCATCATTGAAGTGTCTGGGTCGATTGGGTCTACCAATGTGACCGCCACTGTGTTCCATGTAACCTGCCCTGGGTAATAAAACTGATGTCCGAAGAATTGATGAGTTGTCTCGCTTACTGAAAAGCTCGGCTTTTGTACTGTCTTAATGACAAAAGCGTCAATCCCGTCCAAGTTTAGAAGCCAGCGATGTTGTCGCTTTGGCTCCAGTCTAGCATCTGCCCAAAATTTTTCAGCCATTAGTTTTTATCTCCTCTGCAAATAAATAGTTAGTGGTGAAATTAATCATCGAAAGCCGCTCCCGAATCAGTAACTGTAAAGTCAAGTGCTACAAACTCAATTGCACGAGCAGGCTTTAAGAACACCTTTGCATACATGATATTTCTATCAATAAGTTCTGGTGTTGTTGTTGAAGAATCAAGGATAACTCGGAAGTCCTCTAGACCTTGAGCAGCCTTGATACCGCTTAGAAGTGACTCTACGCGGTTGGAGAATCGGTCCCAGGTGGCCTGTACGTTCTGCTCGAACAATGTTGTGGCAGCAATTCTGGAAACTTGCTTCTTAATGAAAATAAGAAGTCTTCTCACGTTAACTCTGTCAAGAGCCGAAGGCGTTACTTGAAGAGTCTTTTGTCCGAAGACAACGATACCCTCTGCTGGGAAAGTAGCAATTGGGTTAATATTTGCGCCGTAGAGATCATCTCTCTCCTTCGCAGTAAGCTGATGTTTAACACCAACAACTGGGAGGCCGGCTGCACCCTCACTCAAACCACCGCGTGTGAATCCAGCGGGAGCGAACCAGAGTGCCTTCTTTCTTTCACTATTGGAAATTGTTCCAAGAGCGACAACCGAAGCTGGGATATCAACAAGCTGTGCTGTGTTGGTATCTCTGATTTGTACATACGGGAAGTATGCAGCAGCATAACTGCTGTTGATGTTGCGAAGCTTGAGGTTTCTAACAGTCTCTGTAACGTCAGGACGACGAACAGCGGCTGTGCTTGTGTTCTCTGTACGAGGCACGTAGTCACCTTCAAGGTCGATAATTGCCATAGCGTCCGCTCTTTCCTCACAAGTATCAATAAGATGACTTGTCAAGGTAGAGTTCGTGATACCGGGGATGGTTGCCAAGTTATACTCAACAAACTCTGGGTCTCTCAATGTATCGATAGCTCTTTTAATTGAGTGGAAGCGGTAGTCGTTGTCTCCGGTTGGACTCGCAACAAACGCATTGTTTCTAAAGGCGTCTCTCTCGGTAATATCCAATCCGTCGAAACCACCGTGGAAGAGGCAAGTAAACCTGTTGAATCCACCAATGTGTCCCAAACCAGAATTGAGAGTCGAACCGGTAAGAACAGCACCGAAGCCGTAGCGAGCACTCAAAGAGCGATTCGCGGCTGTGGCGTTACGAGATCCAGAAACATATACGGCACCTTCATCGAGCGAGCCTGACAAGTTGTCAAGCGAGAAGATATAAGGTACAGTTTGAGATACGTTGGAATCTACGTCAAGATCAGCACTAGCTGCTCTAAGGAGGTCTACGGTACTCTCTTCATATGTGTTATACGATCCGGAACGGCCTGTGTGTACACCGAAGTAAGCGTCTGTGAAAGAAGCCATGTCTCCGTCTTTAGCGTTAATTCTCAATGGAACAACTGGCATGTAATAGGAGGCTGTTAACAAGGAAGGATTGGCACTTATCGGAGAAGCATTAGGTCCACCGATATTCTTAACTACGAACGCGGAGGACGAATTGTTCAAGAATATTACCGGATAGTGAGCAATGTCGTTGTTTGCGCGAAGAATAACATTATTAAGAGTTGTTCCTCTTGCGTCCGCCTGATTGTCAATGTTACCAGAGATTCGAATCATTCCGCGCCATGCGGGGGTTCCAAAGAATCCAAATGGAAGAAGGCGAGCGTCAACGGCACCGTTGTCTACCGCACTATTCATTTCTACACGAACGAACTTAGACTGATTGTTATAATCGCCATATTCTCTAATTCTTTTTTCTGTATTATCCCATGCAATATTCTTGTCTCCAATCTTTCTAGCGATATAATCGACAGAATTAGGATTAAGATTACAGTTTGAGAATCTTTCTACAACAACTGGAGCCTTATCGTTATCTTCAATTCTACGAAGAGTTACGCTAAACGTTCCGTAATCGTTAGAGTTGTTCGAAGCGGGTCGAATAGACTCAATACTAACTTTAAGATTGTTTTGAATCCATGCACCCTGATTCAAGCCAACAAGTCTGAATAATTTCTGTTGGTTGTCTGGTACATAATTTTCTGCTGCTCCGAGGTCCTGGCCGATAATCCAACCAGTTCTAGCATCTTTGGTTTCAAATGCGTGGTCGGACCAGTTGTTACCAGTCTGAGTTTCGAGACCGACAAGAAACGCTCGATTAATATCTGCTTGAGAACTTAAACCAGTGTTCTGTACATTAAGATTAGGCTCTGGCATTGTTCTGTTTGTGATACCAGCAGCTAATTTCGTGTCTCCGATACTACCTGTGCGAAGTGCTGTGTCGAAAGTCTCACCCAAGAAATAATTCTTAGTGTCTGAAGTAATTTCAGTATTCAGGCGAGTTGGATCTGTATTCAATACCTTTCTAATATATTTATCGTCATTTCTATTAAAGTTAAATTCGATTTTCTCAGCTTCATTAGGGGTTGCTATCTGTGCAATTGTACCGATTGACAGGACAAAGTTTCCGTCATCGTTCGTCTTGAACACAACTCCCTGCGAAGCCGTGGCTACAAAGTTGCTTGAACTACCGGACAAGCATGAACCAGATAGGGCAACTGTGTTAGTGCTGTTTGTATAAAGAACAGCAGCCAAAACTGCGTCCTGGCCTGTGACACCGGACTTCGCGGAGCTTGAGTTCATAACGAACAAACCGTAAGCTCCACCTGCGGTGTATTGGGCAACACTACCAAAATTAACTGGTGAGGTTTTGTTTGCGCCACCCCAACCAGCATAGCCTTCACTACTAGGATTGTTTGATTGATCACCAAGCAACCTCATAACAGTAATAGGCGAGTTGTTTCTAAGCCAAGCCTGGGCTGCATATGCGGCAGGCGTCGGTGCAAGTGTGTCTCCATCTCTCCACACGTCGTTACCTTTACCACCAGCTTGTGGTTCTCCGAATACGGTAACGAATTCCGAGAATGAGTTAACCGTTACTGGGCGAAGCGCAGGGCCTCTAGCCGTTCTACCAATAACTACTGGGCCAATCTCTTGACCGGTCTCAGGAAGGGCGGAATTATCAATTTCTTGAAGGAACACACCCGGAGAGACGAATTTAAACTTTTTTTCTGCCATGACACACAATCTCCTTTTACAGAATAATTCTTAAATAAGTAGTAAGAGAGCGTCGGAAAAGAACTTTTAGTCTCTATAAAATCCTCTCTTATCAATGTCTTGAGGAATATCACCCATAATCACATGCTCGCGAGGCAGCTTAACCTCTACAGCATTCTCCCTAATTACGATTTTTGGCTTCTCTTCATTAACGTCGTCGCCAATCAAATATCCCAATACTTCTATAGATATAGTTGTTTGATAAGATCTTTCATCTTCGCCTAAAGATGCAACATTGTTGTTCTGAGCAAAGTTGTCTTGAATAAACGCTTCATACTGATGCTCGTCCCTTTCAATTGTAAAGGTGTTGATTCCGCCTGTCCTAGACATGAATGGTGTTACTATCTGATTCATTTGTTGTTGATACTGAGCAGTTACCACCACGTCGTAATTCATTGTGACATATACCGGCATTGGAATCGAAATACTTTGGTATACAACCTTGCTCTTCTTTCTTGTTGGAAAATTAATTTGGTGGCTACCACCTTTAGCATATCGGTGAACGTCAGCATTTACGAAGTTCTGTGTTTTGTCTTGATTGATTCTTCTCGCCACCACAATTGAACCGCCTTGTGCATCGGCAACTGGTGGAATGTTTCCGTAGAAGATTCCTTTTCTGTTTGGATCTTTTACAACAGAGGTTCTCTGAACCGTCATAACTGGTAACACCAAGAAGTCACCGTCGTTTCGCACGTCTCTATTGTTTTTTATCTGAAACGCTCTTTCTGCGGAGAGCCAGAGCACGGGCACCTTTTTAAATCCGCCGTTGGTGTTGCAAGAAAGATTAAATTGTTCATCGATATATTTATAAACTGCTTCGTCTATAGTTTCCAGAGTCGAAGGAGTGATTATCCTTTCCTCAATGATGTTCGAATCGTCCGTCCCGTTGTTATCATCATTCGCCATTGAATAGACTCTCCCTTGAGTAAATGCACTTAGCAGAGATCTCCATCTTATGGTCGACTTGACCAAAAATTTGTACTGGTTCATCCAAAGTTACGATCTCGTAATAATTATCGCCATACTGAACAAAATCTCCAACTCGTACATTAAGATCCTGATCTTCAGTAAGTCTTCTTTTGTGAAAATGAATTGTGATGCTTGAATATTTGTCGACTGCGACATTGTTCATGTATGTTGTTGCCTGCCCATCCCAATCGATAAGAACGTATACTCTGATTGGTGGCAAGAATGTTTTTCTAATGGCCTCTCCGTAAATTGGATGATAGTTTGTATGCTCCTGACTTATTGGAAAATACAGAACTTGTTGACCAACTACGTCCTCTATAAGCTCATCGTTGATTTGTTTAATCAAGTCCCTTTCTTTCTGTCCGACAAAAAGAGGAGGTGGCGGAGCCGCTGGTTGAGACCATTTATTCTTATCGTTAGACATTTATTTATCCTTGGAATATTGGTAGAGGCATCTTCTCTTGAACCTTCATAACAGAGTCGGTCTTAGCGGCTGTGCTCTCCGCAAGCTTGACATATGAAGTATCCTCAAGAATTTGCTTAAGTTCCTCTCTAAGAGCAGCCTGCTCCTCTTTGCCCTGAGATATTAAGGCATCCCCATTGAGAGATAAATTGTTGCCTGGGATTGGTATTGTTCCAAACTTGCTTCTAATCTGTCCAAGCATTTCCTTGCACAGAGATAAAGCAAATCTTCGAATCCATTGTTTACCAATTGAATTTATATGCTCGTATATAATATTCTTAAACGGAAGTGTGTTAAGATTATTCACACCACCAACGTTATTGGTTCGATTCGAATCTTCTTCCCAAGGCTCCTTCTCATTTGAGATAACAAACTCAACCCACATTTTCTTTGGGCCGGAAGTTGTGTTTTGTGGAAAGATTCTTAATTTATTATTTTTTAACTCATATGAGTAATGAGAGTTTCTAGTATATATGGCATCTTCGAAAGACATAGCTTGTTGTTTGTTTTGCCAAACAGGAACTATTTGGAACTGAGAGTCATCGGCATACTGCCCATAGTTCTGGAGGTTTCCGATTGTGTTCAGGCCACCGTAGTAACCATAGAATCGCCACATTGCAGAAGGAGTTTTATAATATACTTTTCTTATTAATAGCCTGTTGTTGCCAACTTTGTTATAATAAGGGAAGTCTTCATTATCTGATGACGCCGCAGAAGAGCTAATTATTTGCTGGAGATCATAGTCCTGAATTCCAGCCGTTGTATCGAACGAAGCTGAGTAAACTGTCTCGTAACCATTTAGATTAACCTCGTTTGAAAAAGCTTGGCCAACCTTTCTCTCGTAAGCAAATGAAATATTAGGATACTTCTCTGCGACATTGCCGCCACCGTATAAGCCATGATCTAAACTTGAAGAGATCGCGTCACCCTTGTATTCTCCCTTACTGTCGAAACTACCAGTTGCAGAGCCAAGCAGATCTCCAAGAGAATTCTTTCCTTGATGGAGATTAACTAGATACGAGTATTCTAAAACTGCTTCTTCATAAGCTGCGTAAACTTGTGTTTCTGTAATTTCTATATCGAGGATATCGCCGCCAAGCTTATTATAAACATAAGCAACTTGATCTTGAGCGCCTGTAATAAAGTCTACACTGCCAGTATACATTCCATATACAACAGAGTCTAAAACTTGTGTGCCTCCTGCTGCGGCACCAATAAAAGTTCCGGAAGCGGGGAGTGTAATTGAACTAGTGACACTAGTTGGAGATAAGTTTGTTGTAGCCATTCATTTGATCCTCTGTTATAAATAGTTTTGTTGAAAAGAAACCCCCCTCTCCGAAAGGAAAGGGGGGTCATAATTAAAAAATAATTATTGAGATATTAAGAAATACTAGTTATTACACAGTTGTGCCGTAAAATTCAATTTTAATCACACCGGCTGTATAATCTGCATCAGTGGCAGCTCCAGCAACTAAGTAGAAATACTGGTCTGCTGAGGGGAACCCTGTAACTGCCCAATACTCTTTCTCGGCTGCTAGATCACCATTATTCAAAAGAGTACCAGAATTGGTCCCGGATGACAAAGCGGCGTCTTCAGCAAGAGTTGCCTCATCTGCGAAAGCCAAGTTGATGTCTGGATCGCCACCGGCTGGTGTCTCAATACAAGACATGTGAACTGCAAATAATGTTCCCATTGTCGCTGTAGTATATTGACCGATGTTCGCGTTAGCTGCGCCATCGTTACCAATGACATCGTTTGCTGCGGTTGAGCGGATACCAGTTAAGTCGATCAAAACAGTAGTTTTGGTTACCGTACCGTTCTGCTCCGTCCAGCTTTTGAAAAGCGCGGCGTCGGAAAATCCGGTGCCCGCAGACAGTCCGGTATTTCCAGTGAAATTCGGCTTCATGGCCGGATCCATACCCTTTCTTAATAAATTTATTGCTCTTTTACCCATAATAAAAACCCTCCTTTTATTCGTTTCTTAGAATGAATGCATTCACAACCTTAAAAAGGATGTGTACTATAATTAGTCCGCAGTCGTGCGTTTATTACATTTGTTTTAATAAAAAAAGCCCCTCAAGGAATGTTCCAAGAGGGGCTTGCTCTTTGAGAAGCGTTCTAACGCGAAGAGCGATTTATTGTTTAGACAAGATCTTCAACAATAACAAGACCGTACATATCAGGACGTACCATCTTCTTCGCATAGCGAGTCATCACGCCCTTACGAGGCACGAAGTCTTCGATACCGAAGATAGTTGGAGTTACCTGAAGAGGTACATATGGAGCATAGACATATCCGCTCTCAAGGAACGAACCGCCTCTGCGACCTACGAGGATCACATTTCTTGGGAAATATGGATCTACGTGAATGTCCTGCTTCTTGCTAAGTGAACCAACGCGAACAGCGCCGACTTGACCACGGTCAAAGTCGCCAGCTACGTCAGCACGGAAGCCTGCTGTAAACTCAAGAATGTTGGCAACCTCTGGCGAGCAAACAATAAAGTTTGCGCCACCACGAAGTGTCTTACGGTGGATACGTGCGGAAACGTCATTAATTGTTTCACACAATGTCTCATACCATTCGGACACAGTACCGGTGAAGTCTGGAGTTACTGTAGTAGCACCAATTTCTGCACCAGTTTCGCGGTTTACGAACTTACCAGCAGCGCGGGACCAGTAGAGTGTACCGGCTGTAGCGCCCTTAACGAGGTCTTCGAGGATCTCACGGTCAATCTCAAGAGCGATCTGCTCGGAGAGAATACCTGTAAGCTCGACTTCAGCGTCAAGGTTGTGATAAGCATTGAGGTCCTGGCCAAGCTCAGGAGTCCATTTTGCCTTCAACTTCTTAGTGACGGCTGTTACGGACACGGAGTCAACCTTAAGGTCGATCTCTGGGATTTGTGTTTGATTTTCAAGACCCCATGTGTCAGCACCAACAACAGCACCAACGCCTCGGCCACCGGCCTCAGTAACGTTGTTAAAGTTGTCTGCAAGTGTGAAGGAAACACCAATATCGTTACCGTCAAGTGCTTCAATTGCGGTAACAATCTCGCCAGCATCGGCGGTGGTGCGCTCATAAACAAGCTTAATATCTAAGTTAGTGTTTTCTGGGTCCATAAGATTACCCGTAGAACCAGAGTGTACCTCGGTCAAACGACGAATCTGTCTAAATCCAGTTTGTGTCGAACCAGTGAGTGCCACAAGGTTCTTCATATCCAACCCCGCGATACCAGCCTCGCCTGCGAAAGCGCAGACAATAACAACGGAACCGGAAAGATCTGGGTCAAAGCGAATTGCTTTGTCGAGATCATCGTCGCCCATGGATGCTGTACCGTGCATGACAAGAGCAGCCTGTGTTGTAACTACAGCGGAAGCTGTTGGGGCAGAGTAGCCATTGTTAAGGTTGTATGGGCCGTCTTCACCAGCTTCGCCGGTAAGGTCAAGACCACCTGTAAGGGCCTGACCAACAACACCACCACCATAAAGTGAATCACCTGCCTCGTATCCAAGCTTCGCTGAGTGTACAGTGAAGTCAAGGAAGAAGATGAGTCCCGAAGGGAGGCTCATTGGTTGAACGCTAACAAGGTCGTTAGCAATGAGGGAACCGAAAACACGTCGGACGAGAGGGAACGCAACTGCTGCGAAACCTTCAACGTCACCTGCTGCCATTGTGGAAGCCTCACGAAGTAGCTCTTTTGCTTGATTTTCAAGAAGGCGAGCCATGCCATTCTTATCTGTATCGTTATCAATACCTTCCAAAAGACCGGTCTTCTCCCACTTTTCAAGTAGGGCAGCACCTTCTTTTGCCAAGTCTCTGTTAACGATACCTTCAGTAAGTTTTTCTAAAACTGACATTTTAATACTCCTTTTATATCGTTTTAATCTTTATGAATACCCGCTAGCGTCTTCCAACGACTAGACACGGATTCATTTACTCGTTTTTCCTCTCTACGAGGAAGTATTGTTGAAGTACGGCTGACTGCTTCGTCCAGTGATTGTGGTCTAACTTTATTGTCCTGACCCACTGCACTTTGAAGGGTGTCGAAAATAACCTTTGTTTCTTCAACTGACGAAGTATTGGATAAAGACTCGACAATTTTTGTTTTTTGTCGCTCATTCAGAGAGGTGCTACCCAAAACTTTGTTTGTATAATAAAGTTGTGCATTAGTCAAACTGACCTCTTCCAACTTTATTTTCATTTTTGACATAAGCTTCTTAAGTTCATTGTTTTCTTTAACAAGTCCTTTTCTGTCTTGTGTCAAAGTTTCAATCTGTTCATTCAACTCAAGCTCTTTTGTTGAGGCGATCTGAACTAGTTTCTTTGTGTCGACAGGATCAGCGGCTTTTTCGTTTTCTGTTTTCTCTTCTGCCACCTCATCAACTGCCAAACGTGCTTTAATGATATCCTCAAGCTCGCGCTCCATTGTTACATTGGAGTTTCCGCCTGGGACACCGGAAGGTACTGGAGTTACATTGAGACTGACCTTTTCTACTAACTGGTCAATCCACTCTTCAGGAATATCAAGATCTTGATCCTCTTGAAGAGCAAGTGTGTCTTCTTCCTCTTCCTCTTCGTCGTCGTCAGATGTCATTTCGTCTTCTACGTCGTCGACAACATCTCCACGATCAACCATTTGTTTTTCTAAGTCTTGTGCAATCTTCATTAGATCAATTGTGATTTCCTCACCCTCTTCTGGACAAGGGCACAGATCATCACCATCTGTATCTGCGCGGGGTACGTCTGCGAATTCGTCGCCATCTTCCGCTGCGTCCATGTCTCCAGCTTCCAAATCCATTCCGCCCATATCGTCTTCAGGTTGTTCAAGTATTTGATTTACTGCGGCTTTTACTTCCTCAGAATATTTTTCAACGATACTCTGCTCTGCTGTTTTAAGCGCGGCCTCACGCAAAGCTTCAGCATCAATAATAGCCTGTTCTAGCATTTTTGACATGTCAATTTCTCCATTAAATGATTGCAATCAAAGATAAATAGTTGTTATTTATGTAAAAAGCCAATTATTCACTGTCTAGAATATTTTCCAACTCTTGAACTTTGTCTGAAAGTTGTTTAACAGCGTTTACCAAAGGCATTACAAGTGCTTCAAATGATATGCGTTGTCGACCATCCGGGCCTACACTCCAGCCACCAAAAGTCTCGCAACCTTCTTGATTAAGGGCTTCTTTTATTTCCTGGGCGATAAAACCGTGAATCCTCTTAGTTCCACCCATTGGGTTAGTATCTTCTGGGTCATACGCTGCCCACTCTTCTGGGAACTCACTTGGTGATTTGTGAAGATATGTCACTGGGCGTAACCTATTAATAAAGGCAAGTCCAAGGGCGTCGTTTCTAATATCTGTTTTTTGACGTACGTCAGAGGAGTGAGTCCATGTAGCATCAGTATTGTAATCGTTTTCAATATGACTTGTATCATTACCAATGAAAACTGCTGCGTCCTTGGTACCTGTCAGGTTATTACCGATGACGATTTGGTTTGTTGCTGTCGCGTCTTGAATATCACAATTGAAACCAAGACATGTATTCTCAACACCAGTTGTTGTTACGTCTCCCGCTGCCGCTCCAATATATGTATTTGAATGTGCCGCACCTTGCAAGAGCAACCCGGCGTCGGATCCCAAGGCAGTATTATTATTTCCTGTAAGTTTTGCACCACCTGTGCCTTGGCCCGCTTGATTACCAACAAGTGTACATCCTGTTGCCGTGGTAATGAACTGACCTGCTTGATACCCGATTGCAGTGTTGCCTACTTCGCCTGTAACTCCAGTTTGCACAGACAAAGTTTTATATCCAAAGGCTGTGTTTTGATCACCGTCATCTTCAGTGTCAAGCGAAGCATAGCCAACGCAGGTGTTCCCGATTCCTGATGTGATAGCAGCACCTGCGCCAGCACCAATGGCAATAGTGCCATCGGCATCAGAGGTCATGTCTGCTTGGCCGGCACCTTGGCCAATTATTACAGTTTCGTCAACATTCGTTGTTGCAAATCCAGCTTGATGACCAATAAAGACGTTTTTGACTCCTGTTAACAAGTCTTTTCCTGCTTTAGTTCCAATTGCGGTATTTAACACGTCGCCTGTGACACCTGTTTGGTCGCCAAGTGCCATAAACCCAATAGCAATGGAGCCATCTCCGTCGTCTTCCGACTTAAGAGCGTTTTTACCAATCGCAATATTATCTTCACCTGAAGTAATTGCTGCACCGGCTGACTTACCGATAAACACACTACCGTCTGCGTCGGTTGTCATGACAGCACCGCCCGCTAAAGAACCAATGACAACACAATCCCCTGCGGCGGTGGTTACATCGCCCGCTTGATATCCAATGAAGACATTGTTATCACCGGCATTTAAATCATTTCCTGCCTCATGCCCTATAAGAACATTATTGTTGCAACCAGAGGCAACAGCGGCACCAGCGGCTGATCCTAGAATTGTGTTTGAAGTTCCTTCATCATTATTGGAGATAGAGAGCCCTGCGCCACCAATTGAACCTGTTGTCAGAAGTGTTGCACCACAAGTTACCGCACCTACAAAATGGGCGTCTCCGGATCCGGAAATTGTTGATTTAAACACTGCTGAACCTGTTACACCAAGTGTACCGTTCACAGAAAGCTTTTCTGTTGGCCCCTCGGTGTTAATACCAAGTCTTGAACCGTCAGCAGCCGAAAGGGAGTTATCCGACCCAGAGGCAAAATAAAGCTGGCCTGCGCCGATATCCTGTTCTATTACAAGCGAGTTGTATGCAACAGTTAGAGCATCTCTTAGAACAAATCTATTATTTGGTTTTCCTGTGGCCGCAGCGTCATTCTGCATTTGCCATGGAACAGAAGTTCCATTCCAGAATCTAATAATAGAGTCGTTTGACGCGGCTGGCTGAATGTCAATTAAGGCGAGAGATGAATCGTTCTTAATATGAAGATCGAATGCTGGTTCATTTGTACCAATACCCACTCTGCCTGAGAACTGTGCCCCTTGAGAGGCTGTCAGTTGTCCAGTAACTGTTGTGACATCTGCTACGGCGTCACCTAAAGTGACACTACCAGAAGTCTTAAGTGTACCCTCTGTGACCACGTTTCCTTTAATCTGTGCGTCACCAGAACTAGAGAGGAGGCCCTTGAGGACCAGCGCGTCTGCGCTCATGTCCCAGTGAACATATTTGCCAGCAGTTTCTCCATGGAATTTAAAATCAACACCGTGATCATCTGCACCACCAATAAGTATACCTTCAGTCTCGCCGTTGGCGTCCCATTGAAGGCCAACATGGGCTGCTGCTCCGGCTGTATAGGCGAAAAGGTCTTGGCCGCTTCCGGCAGAAGCGCCAACCTTAGTAACTCCGCTAACTGTCAAGCCTTGGTTATTCGTGGTAAGTGTTGTTCCAGGCTCATCAATGGTTTTATCATCTCCGTCACAGGCCATAATAACACCTGCCGTCGTGAAGGTGCTGCCCGCCTCAACGTCGCCACTTCCGCCTCCTCCTCCGGCAGGTGTGGAAAAAACAATTCTACCAGTGGTGGTAAGTCCTAGATAACTACCGGGGCCGGCGACTGTACCGGAAAGGATTCCGCTTAAGCCAAGTTCTGAAGAGGAAAGCTGAATGTTTGAGCCTGAAGCTCTAAATTCTCCCTCAATGTTATTGTTACTTGGCGTAAAGCCGCCACCGCCACCGTATCCCATGTTTTATGTCTCCTAATCTAATTGACTATCTGTTAAACCAGAACCAGTTAATTGATACATGGCCTTGGTTGGAATGTGGGTAAGCTCTGCAAAAAGCTTCCACTTGGTTGTACCGCTGTTTGTAGGAGGCGTTGTGATATAAATTTCCTTACACTTTACATTCATTGTAAGTGAGTCTTCTTTGGTGTCAAGAGGAATAAAGTGAGATCCGGTTATAACCCCCTTAGAACCACCTGTATTTGATGCATTAGAGGAGTTAAAGTGCACATAAAGTGTATCATTTGACGAATCAAGATTAATAACTGTTATAGACCTTGTAACAAATGGAAACTCCACTTTTACTTCTGTATCTGCTGCCTGCTCTGCTCCGTCGATTGTTCCTGTAATAAACGGAATTCCTCCGACTTGGTAGGAACCTACGTTGCCTAGACCAACTCGGGGAAATGTAAAACCTTTATCGTATGTATCACCCATTATATACTCCTAACTCAATGATTTCTCTTTTAAATAGTATCTCTTTCTCGTTTTAGCTTGTCCAAAACTTTTTTTCTTTGCTTTCTAGTCCTCTGTTTTTTAACAGAGGGTTTCTCATAATATCTCTTATCTCTAATTGTTTGCAATATGCCTTCTTTTTTAACTTTTCTTGTAAATCTTTTTAGCATTCTCTCTACAGATTCTTTTCCCCTAGGGGTAATCTCTACATTAATAACTTTTTTTCTCATTTCTTACCTTCTAATAAAGTATTCCAGATTTTCTTCTTGCCCATCAGGGCCGAGATATCAACACCAGCGTCTTCTGGGGCGACATCAGCAAAAGGGGCTGGTCCAGATGACTCAGAAGACTGGTGCATTGGTGTTGTACCCTCAAAGAGGTCTACACCGTTGTAGGAACTTTGACCAATTGCGTCCAACATCTTTTTCTTAGTTTCATGAGCGTGCTTGCGTCGACGCTCTTTCTCTTCGTTGATAGCCTGTGTTTCGAAAGAATCTTCTTCTTGCTGTTTATTTTCAACTACAGGCGCTGGGCCTAGGCCCTTCACAACTTCAGAAATAACACTAGACAGGAGCCCCTCTTCTAATAGGGCTTCCTGAATACACTCTTTAACAATTGGCTTAATAATCTTTTTAAATTCTGATTTTTTCATTCTTCTCTCAAGATGTCGTTTAAGACTCTGTTTATTTTATCTGCTTTTGTGAACACTGTGTCAAGATTTATATTCTTGCTTTCAGTCATCATAAAGGCACCATGGGTAGAGGGCTCGGAAACAAAATCAAAACAAATAAGCTGAAAGTCGTCTTCCACTATTGTTTGACCGTTGCTTTCACTAACCGAACCTAAACCTCTAGAAGAGATACCGAGCTTGACTCCTGCGTTGACGAGTTCTTTTAATACTTTTCCCGATGGGGTATCAAGAACTTGAACCTTGCCCATAACGTCATCACCGTCCCACCAAACATCGGTAACCATGTGGGAGGCGTTTTTGAGGTTGACAACTGAATCTTCTGGGTGATCTAGTTCACCTAGGGCTCTTCTCTCTTTTACAAGTTTTGTATAATTTTCCATCTCTCTTTCAAGAATTGGTTTTGGATACACTCTTCCGTTTCCGTTTTGTGCGTCCGCTCTTTGCATGATTCCAGTTAGGAAAACAGCTTTGTTCTCCCGAACCATTCGCTTTTCTTCTTCAGTAAGAAGATCTTCGCACGTCCCATTTGGGCACAATTCATAAAATTCTCTAAGTAAATACTTGCTCATAGTCACGATCCTTTGCAGCAGCGTCTAACAGGTTGTAAAATCCATTTCTTTACTGTGATCTCTACTTCCATTTTTATTCTCCTCTATACTTAATTTTAATTCCCTCATCGTCTACAATTGTGTCCAACATGTATGAGGTGCCAGCCCCAAGAGAACCCAAAAGAAGAAAGTTGACAAAATTACAATCAAAATTAAATAGTTCCGTATAGTTGTTTATGCCACATAGAAATGCTCCAACCCAGAAGCCTGTGCACATAGAACAACTGAGTAATTCACATAGCCAAACTGATTTAGAGGAAAAATACTCCCTCGGAACTCTCGCTATGTGGCTGTAAACTATTATTGAGGTCATGCCATAACAGCACAAAACAAAATATAAAAGCTCCATCTATTCCTCGTAACGATAGAAAGAGGTCATTCCATAAGGACCCCTAATATATCCGGGTCGCAAGGAACCTTTCTTTGGGGCCTGTGGGACATCACCAAGATCCGTAGAGTGCATAATATCAGGATCTGTAAGTTCCTCCTCATATTCTGCCTCAAGTTCATGGTATTTACGGAAATAGGGCTTCTCTTCCTCTATAAATTTACCGACTACATGCAAAGCAACTTGACTTGCATTAACGCCTTCATCTATTGGCGTAGCTATAGTAGCCTCCATGGAGCCGTATACTGAACCGCCCTTCACGGAATCCGGAACAATAACTCCTTTTTTTCTTAAAAAGTAAAAAAACCTATCTTGTGTATGGTAGATACGCTCTTCCATAAGATCTTTCGGGAAAACCATTATCTTGTTTGAAGAGGGTACGAGCACAATATCAACGTCTTCATGGTCGAAAACCATAAGGTTGCCATCTAAAGTCTTTCTAGCGTCGAGAGTAACCGTGTCTTCTGGTTTCTCGACCTCTTTCTTTTCGCCACCTTTAATGTTGATATTAATTGACATCGTTGATTATCTCTCTCGCTAAACTTTGAATTTTCAAAACTTTTTTAATTACTGGTTTTTCAACTCTCTCGTTTTTAAAGTTGTTCATCATTTCCAAAACTTTTTTTGTTTTGGTGATCATATCACTATCGCTTTTGATCTCCTGAGTGTCGAGTGACTCTGTGATAACTTTTTTCAATCTTTCTATTTCTTCACTAAGATATACCTTAAGGTCTATCCCGTTATCTGTGAAGGAGGCGATATATCTCGAAAGAAGCTCTCTTTGTTCTTCGAAAAGAGTTGTTGCATACTCTTTATTAAACTTCTCAACAAATGTTTTAAAAGTTAAATTATCTATTGTTTGCATCTTTGTCTCTTCGTCTGGAGTCGCTGACATTCTATCAACCAATCTCTCTTCCAACATAATCTTCTTCTTAATTGACACGTCGTCACTAAACACTTGACTGATTGTGGCAAGAGTCTTATAGTTGGAAATAAAGCTTGAGAAAAAGGACTTGCCAAAAGATTTATTGATCTTATCAATTATCGCACTTTGCTCGTTGAAAAGTTCTTTCTTATCAATCTTTTCATGAAGCTTCCTAATCTCAAAGATCATCTTCTCTGCGATATGTGGCTTAACTTCATAAGTTTCGCAAATTGCCTGATATAGCTTTAGTTCTTTTGCCATAAGCTTATCTTTTGCAAAGTGCTCCTTTACAATACTAACAATTTTATCTTTTGCCTCTTTGTTTTTGGCAACAACCGCCTTAGTAAGCTCCCTCATAAGAGCCTCGTAAATGAGAGCGGTATTTCTTTTTTTATTGTGCTTAGATTTCAATCTTTTTTCTCCTCTAATTCCTTAATTAAACTTTTGATTTCGAAGTTGGCATTTAGGATTCTTTCTTCACCGTCTTTATAAGTAGTGTCGTTTGACTCATTAATTCCCTTATATAGTTGTCCCATATCCCTACTGCCTGGAAAAATAGAACTTACGGAAATTGGGGCGGAACCGCCTTGAGACATCATGTTCTTCTTTCTTTGGTGTCTGCCGTCTTTGCCTTGCTTTGGTTTATACATTTTTCCATGTGATTTTTTAGTTGTTGTAAGTGTTTTTCCATCTGGTCCGCGCACCTTTATTTTATCAGGTCGATTACCGGGTGCTGCCAGTAAAGTTGTGTCTTCCTCTGGTGGGGCCGCTGGCTCGGGCTCAGGAGTGGGCGTGTCGGCGGTTTCTGGAGCTTCTGGGGTTTCTTGTGTATCAAGACCTAAGTCCAAGCCACCGCCCAGCCCTGCGCCGGCACCTGCATCAACGGAAACCTCAGACTCAGCTTGAAGCGAAGCTTCAAACTTTCTATCATAAAACATTTCTCTTTGGTTTCTTAAGAATTCCTCTTGAGAGATATTAAAGATATGTTCGGCTATCCAACGCTTACTGAAATAACCCTCGGTTGCTGCTGAGGCTACAGAGAACTTCTGGTTCAGTTGTTCCAACTCTTGTAGCTCTGCGATCTTAGACGGGTTATTCAAAGAAAGATTGAAGGACAACAGATCCTCGTGGCGATAACCTATTGTATACAGGTGAATAATTCCTATCTTCTCCAGTTCAGACACCACAGATCTTTGCAATCTCTGAATTGTTCTTGCAAAACGGATATCCTTTTGAGCTAAAGTTGTCTTATCCTCGTCACCACCTTCTCCTCTAAACAAATAAGACTGTGGGATCTTAAGGGCCGCAAACAACTTATCCTTTAAATATTTAATGTCGTCAATATCTCCAGTATATGTTCCACCCGGGAGAGTCTCAATTCTATTGCTCACTCCACCTCGAACAGGCAAAAAGTAATCTTCCTCCGTGCTCATTGGGTTATATCGTAAGTCGACGCGGCCTGTATTTGAGTCAACAACTTGATTACGCTTCATCTGAGTCATAACCTTTTGCATATACTGTTCCACATCGTCTGGGTTAATGCCACCAACATCAATGTAAAACACGCGGCGTTCTGGGGATCTAACAATTCGATATGCCATAACCGCGTCTTCTAGAAGATTCAACTGTCTGAAAATTCTTCTTGACGCCTCCAGAACAGATGTTCCATATGGTGCATACTTGTCATTTCCTAAAATTCTAAAATGCGCGACTTGCCAATTTTCAAAGGTCAGCCCGCCAGAGTTCCACTGATATTGAACATATCCTGGGTTTGTCTTATCCAAGCCTTCCATTCTTTCTATCTCGCTTGAAGGCAAGCCAATTACGTTGGTGATTCCTTGACTTTCGTCAATGTCCAGATATAAAAGATAGTCTCCGAACTTACACATAGATCGGCACCAGCCAAAAAGATTAAATTCAATATTCAAAACTTCATTATATAAATGTTCTAGAATGGCTTTAATCTCTTCATTAGAACATTTAATATCCAAAACTTTATTAAATGCATTAGAAGTCGACATTTCGTCGGCATAAATATCAAGTGCGGAAGCAATGATTGGCTCATACTCCATTTGCTCAAAGTCAGCATATCTCTCAACACGATTTTGATTTGCGAGGATATTAGAAGTTAGATTTTCGAAGGGGTCATAAGACGCTTTTTTAAATTGTTGTCCAGTTGCCGACTGAAAATAATACTTGTCGAGTTGTCTTCTCTTCTCTCTTCTCGGTGTTTGTCTTCTATAATTTGTTAGAGGACCAGACAGGAGCCTCGTGAGTCTCTTATATAATGAGGATCCTGGGTTTCTATTGGTTTGTGGTTTTCTTGGTGGCATTTTTGTTTATCCTTTTAGAACCCAAATAAAGTTCTTTAATTTATCTACTTCTTTTTTTACCTTCTCAACGTCTTGAGTTGGTTTTCTATATCCGGTCATACCGGGGATTGCTGTTGATATAGTATTATCAGACCTAAACATAGAGTTTATCATAGCTTTCTTATATTGTAAATCTTTTTGATTCTCCATAAAGACGGTATCTCGAACCCAACAGCCAATAGCGAAAGACATAATGAGGTCGTCATGATAACTTCTCATTGCCTGTGGTCTTCCGTTGACCCACACAAAGGTCTTGAGTTCATTCAATAACCTCGAAGAATAAATAGTTACAACTTTGTTTCTAACGAATTCTTCCATCTTGGCGATAATCATTGGCCTTGTTTTAGAAGAGGTTGTAAAACCCGGGACTGCTGAATTTGAGTACTCTGCTGTGGCTTGTTCAACAAACTCGTGAGTTGATTTAATAGAGTAATATATGTTAGGGTATTCCATTTCTCTTAACTTTTCTAAAACAGAAAACCCAACTGTGTTGTTTTCCACAATCAACATACAATTTCCATATTCTTTTCCGGCGTCCGCAATAATGTTTGCAAACACATCTGGAGTGACCTTGCCCTGATATTCTCCTACAACTTCCATCGTATCAATTTTAAAAACTTGGAATACCGAGAAGTCTTTTCCATCGCCGCGAGCGACGTCAGCAGATAAAAGGTAATTTTGGCCGGGTTGGTAATTTTCCCAAATCCAAAAATTCCTGTCAAAGCCAACTTTATACTTCGGTTCACATATTGCCTCGTTGATTATGGCTATATCGTCTGGGTGTATTACCGTTTCTCCGGAGGTATTGAAGTTGCACTCCAACTCTTGCGCTATCTGCCTCTGTGACATATTTCGAGTTTCTTTCTCGAACCACTCTTGGTCTCTGTCGGGATGGACGTCCCACATTAATTCCACAGGGTGAAAGTCGTTAGAGCCCTGATCTGCTTCTGCGTATGTTTTGTGAAACCAGTTTCCTACCCCATTTGGAGTAGACAATGCAATGCAGCGACCACCGGTTGACAACGTGGGATAAAGACCTGTCCATAGGGCGTCCAGGCCGTCAACATGAGCGGCCTCGTCAATTACCAAAAGAGACAATGCTTCAGAACGACCGGCGTCCGAGGAAGTGGTGGAAGCTTTAATTTGAGATCCGTTTGTTAGTTCAAAACTATTTCTATTGTCTATAGAAACCTCACTAATCCTTATCCAGTCTGGTAGGTTTTTTATGATCGATTTTACTTTCTTAACAAGATTAGCAGCAGTGGAATACTTGGTTGCCATAACAAGAATGTTCTTATCACGGTGGAACATCATCATCCAGGCTACGTAAGCTGCGGTGATAGTAGATATACCCAACTGTCTGGCCTTGAGTATAACATTGAATCGGTAATCTTCGTAATCTGATATCAGGTCTTCCTGATAATCATAAAGCCTAAAAGGTATCAACCCTTTCATTGGGTGTGATATCTTTGCATAGCTGTTTATAAAATAAGAAGGGTCCTTACCGCACTTAACGATTTCTTTTGTTATTTGTTTTTTTGTTAACTGAAAGGACATACACTTTGTTGGTTCTCTTATTAAAACATTTTATTGTTCTTTCCGAGGGAAAGAAAATCTCTAACTGCCTTATCCAATCTCTCTTCTGAAGTGGAAGGTGCGCTAATCTCATCCAAATCCTTGAGACCACCGATTGTATAATTCTTAGTGGCCACAACCCAGCAACGTATATTACTCATGTGATTAACTTGGATATCAGATTCGCCGTCTTCTGTTAGAACTAGATTGCCACCAACGATACTTTTGTATTCTTTTTTTAAATATGAAACAATATCTGACAAGTGCTGTTCGATATCTGCTTCGAATCTATTAACATTATGTACATCTTTTAACTGGCACTCTGAATGGTATGTTAGCATTAGGGTTTTGCCGTGAAGACGTACATTGTAACCGTCCATTACACGAGCGTCCAAAACCACGTCGCCATTTTCTCTTTTCAGGCCGGCTTCTTTAGGGTCGCCTAACACCTGTTTTGGGTCCTGAGAGCCATCGTAATTCAAGCTGGCGGCTTGCGATATGCCTCTTAAAATGTCCATAATATCTGCCATAAGAAAATCTCCTAATATAACACTACCTTATAAGTAGTAAGCTCAATCCAATTCCGTCTTGGATCTTATAAATTCAATTGCATCGCATTTAGTTAGTTCTAGTATACACATAATTTCTCTTTTATTAAAGCCTAAAATAATATTATCTTTAATAATAAAAATAGGCACTGCGTTTAACGGGCCTGTATACTTAATTCTTTTTGCAAATGCAACGAGGGCTTCGTACTCCTCTTTGTTCTGTATACTCTTCTCTATATAACTTATCTTTTTCTCTTTGAAAAATTCTTTTGCGACTTTACACCACTTACACCAAGGAGCAGAATACATTATCACCTGTTCCGCCTCTTTTGTAGGCATAATCATTATTGGCTTTTCAAAAGAATGTGGTTCAGTCGTAACTTCGATCTCGCCAACAACTTTTTCTGGAGGTGTATTCGCAGATTCCCTCATCAATATGAAAGAAGAGCACACTATAACTGTCAAGGCTAATACTACAAGAAAAAGCCTCCAGCTTTCTATAATTGGTTTCATTTTTTTTACATATCCTTCTGTTGAGTATTTTGTAAATTTAATGCTAGTTTCATTACGTCATCGCGATGATATTTATCAAGACTGTGCCACACCTCAACAAGCTTCTCTTGAACTTGCTGATATGTTAAGACCTCGTTCTCGATATCGTTACAAACTGCACACATGTTGTTACCCCAAAAATTTATTCCAACGTTTAAATAGTTCCGCCACTTGCTGATCTTCCTCTTTATCTGCCTCTGCTGGCTTTTTTGCCTGCTGGGGTGGATGGTTTTTAATAATTTGCAGAACTGTGTCGTTAAGTACGCCCTGAAGGACAGCTTCGATTTGATCCTTGACCTTATCCTGATCGATCCATCTTAAAAACCTTATCAATGCCTGTGATTCTTCGTCGTCGGCACCGATGGATTCCCAATATTCCTCATTTGTAAGCTCTAGCACAAAGTTGTATGGATATTCCACATTTATACCTGCGCCACCCTTCCCCTCTTCTCCCGTATCCCAGGAAACCGTATCATTATTATAACCTAGGAGTGATATCTGGCGTGGCTTACCATAAAACCCCATATCAATTAAAGGTAATGCGTCGATCTCTTTGGGATCACCTTCTCTTTCAAATCCCGGCAAATCTATTTGGTCCCAAACCATGTTGAATTTCTTTGCTATTATATCTTCTATCTTATCCAACGTAGCTGTGGCGATTGCAACTGGGATTTTTTCGGCTTTGTCTTTACCCATTGAACCTATCTCACCAGCGCCGCCGAAGTGTTCACTGTATCCTGTGAGGGCTCTTATTACTTGGGCGAAGTAAAGGCCGGGAAGGTTGGGCGGTCTACCCAAAATAGGGTCAAGCTCCAACACGATCTCCATCTTCCTGCCTTCAACACTATATTCGATATTTGTGAATTTCTCTTCGTCAAGAACCGCTTCAAGCTCCTTCAATCCGCCAGCAGTTAGGCCGGCGTCTAATATAGCGTCGGCTAAGTCTTCCCAGAATCCTGTCTTACCTGTAAGTAAGTCATCGTATTCGGACATTCTGTCCAAGAATCTTTCAAATCCGTCTAAGCCGGTGCCCTCGTCGTAATCAGGTGTAAAACGCAGTTGAATCTCTTCTTCATCACGATCATATATCTCTATTTCGTCGACGTATATGCTAGAATTATCAATAGCTGTTTGCACAACAGTTTCAATTTCGTCCATGTCAACGTCTTCAGGAATGTTCAAATCTGAAAGTCTGGGGTCTCGAATATCAATTACGGCACTTCCGTCCCAATACCAAGAATTTGTATCATACTCATCATAAGTTACGTTAACATGAGCAAAATTATATTCATCCATTTTGTCTTGATAATCTTCGCCCTTGGGGCCTGCGGGGTTTTGTTCAGCATGATAAGCAGCATTGCCTGTAATGTCGCTGTAAGTCTCTTGTACAAGTTCGTCAAATCTTTCCGAAAGGGGTGTTATTTCTAAATCGATTACTTCGGAGTAGGTATCTGGGAAAAGATAGTTCGCCACTTTCAGGACCGTCTCGTTAGGGATTTTGTCCTCTGTTGGGTCCTCAATCATTCTGGCGATCATATCTTTCATACCATCTAGTCTCTCATCGCGATCTTCTTGGTCCTCCAAGCCTTTGATCTTATTTCTTGTTTTTTCAAAAATATCACTTTTTTGAAATACGCGATAGAGGAAGTTCTCGGTGATCGCTTCAATCAAACCAACTTCACCGGTTTCTTCGTCGGTGGCATCGAAGACCTGCTCTGGTTCTGTCTCATAACCTTGATCCTTCCCGTATACAAGTGCCACCTTTTTATAACGATTGGAATTAGGAAGATGCCTGAACATGACGAAATAGAACGACTTGCCTTCTCCTGTATATTGATTGAAATAATTGCGAGACTCTCTAGCTGAAATGCACCAGCGAGTACCCCAGCCGTAATAACAAGAGGCACCCTCTGTGTTGGGGCGAATAACTGCGTAGTCATCTGTCTCAAGAAGATCATCGGCCTCGCCTTTTACCTGTTGTTTTAACTTTTCCTTTGCTTGCCTTCCTTCATAATCTCTCATTGCAATTATAACGTCATTTTTAAAATCACCAGCCATATTAACAGGATCATAGTCGTTAATGTCTTTCTTAAAAAGGTTTCTTTGTTTAAGAAGGTGATAGTCTTTTATAGTGGTAGAGGTGGCAAGAACCAAGTCTACTAGGTGACTGGCGATTGAATTTGTAATCACATCTGGGTCGAATGCAGAATTCTTTTTTGCTTCCGGGTCATAATAATTTACTGGGTCAGTGCTCCAATTCTTGCTAAACTTCTGAAGTCTTCTTGCTAAATCCTTTCTAAGATAGCGAGCTATCCACATGAGATACTTATTGTCACCACTTGGGTCCTCTTCTCGGGCATACTCTATGCCCCTCTTCATTGCATCTTTAAGTCTCTGCTCGTGTTCTGGAGTAAACTGATCAACAACATCTTTCACTTTGAACTGTTTACCCATCTTGTTAAAGTTCTGGGCGTAAGCTAGTGCATCCTTATACCTGCTCTCTACTAATAAGTCTTCATTAACGTAGTTTCTCCAACTATTAAAGGATTCTTTAAGTGGGCTCATAAATATCTTCTCCAATTAAACCAAGGGCGACGTTCTAAGTAGTTCATATCACCTTGATTTTCATAAGCTTCTTTCTCAAAAGGATTAGAATAGTACGCAAGGCTTCGACTACGGTGTTTAACAAGTCCAACTAAATAAAAAATACCATATAAAAGCCACTGAAAAACAAACAACAATTCCAGTTGTTGAAAGAAATGAATTGTTTCATGGTTCTCCATTAATGGGTTTCTTTTATTCTTAAGAAAAATAAAAGGCCCGAAGGATAATGCAATGATTCTAACTCCAAGGAGGTGTAGTGCAGAAAGGATTCTGACTATCAAACTATCCTCGAAAACTATTGGTCTAAGTTTTCGTAACATTTTAAATCTCTCTTTCTTGCTCTTCTCTTCCGCTTGCCAGGGCGCGTCCGGTTTGCACGAGCAGGTTTTCATATGCTTCTTGCTGTGCAGGATTTAATTTCTGGTGTGTTGTTGCCGCGTCTTTGATCATTTGATTGAAGATCATATTAATATCTTCTGGTGATACTTCTGCTAAGGCTTGTTCAACTACCTCTTTTATGATTTTTTTTAATTCTTCTTTCTTCAACTTCATTTTTATCTGGTCTCCAGCCAGTAGCCCACCGTTCTTCTCTACCCTCTACAAATTCAATGTAACAGCCTTTACAGCACTCGAACCTGTTAATATAAAGATCATCCTGTGGTGAAAAAGAATAAACTGAGCAAACAGGGCATGTTCTATCTATTCTTTTTGTAATTAGTCTTTTATCAACAAGAACGTCGTCTTGCATAACTTTTTCTGATTTTTGTTTTCTTTTATCTTCTCTCTCTTGCAAATCTTTTAATTGCTGGAGATATTCTTTTTCTTTTTCTTCGTTCCAATGTTTCTTTGGATTTTGCACGGTATCTTCGCCATACTTCTTCGCTATGGCCTGTTCTACCTTTGCTATGTAATTCTGATCTTTCTTCATGTATGTAATTATAACACATTTATTTTATTTTTAAAGCAAGATGCCCCGCCCAAGCAAAAGCCTAGACGGGGCACCCTCTATCGATTAATCGAAATTAAACGATTGTAATTAAAATAAATTACTTGTTGTTGTTCTCAACCTTAGCAGCCAATTCCTTGACAGCTTCGACAAGTACAGCAGTGAGGCGGGAGTAATCAATACCCATTACCTCGGACTCGCTCTGAACGATGGAAGGAACGACTTCGTTAACTTCCTGAGCGATAAGACCGATCTCGTTGTTACCAGTCTCTTTTACGTCGTAAGATACACCACGAAGTGACTTTACAGTCTCAAGCGCGCTATCGAGAGTCTCGATGTTAGTCTTGAGGGACTCGTCGGAGTAAGTTACGTAAGCAGCAGCCTTAACCTTACCGGAGGAAGGAAGAACAAGAAGCTCGTTGGAGCCGAAGCTTGCGTCGTCTGCGCCGATGCACATCTTTGTGCTAACGCGAACGGAAGTAGAGCAGTTAAGGTCCAAGATTGGAGCAGTAATCTCAAGCTCTGCATCGGCAGCAAGGTCAAGTTGACCGTCTGTCGAGGAGTAAACCTTGAGAGCCGAGTCACGGAATTGAAGCTCTGTAGCTGCACCGTGACCAAGACGCATGTTAGAGCCAGCGAACTGAGCTACGTCGTCGCCATCCTCGTCATACTCGATAGTGAAGTCCTGGCCATTACCAAGTTGGATCTTCTTATCGTCTGCAATGTAGAGGTCACCCCACTCAGCACTTGTGGAACCGAGGTCAGCACCACCAGCAGAGTCTGGGAGGAATGAGCTATTGCATGTAAGTGTTGTGAAAACACCAGTCGATGGACTTGCAGCACCAATTGCAACACCGTCAACAGAACCACCGTTCATGTCGGCGTTTGTGATAGTAACTGCGGAAGCGCCACCAAGTGTTGCACCGTCAATGGTACCACCATTGATGTCGACAGTGGTAAGGATACCAGCGTCAGCAACAGTGCGACCAGCGTTAGTCCAGTTGCTTCCCATTGCGAAGCTTGAACCGTCATCAGCGGAAATAGTGTCAACAGCGATATCACCTACATTAGTAATGTTACCGTCGGAAACGCTGAGGCTTGTTGCAACAACTGCTGCGAATGTACCAGCAGCAGCGGAGTTAGCACCGATTACTGTGCCGTCAATTGCACCGGAGTCTACATTAATGTTAGTGATTGCTTGACTATTAGCGTCAAGAGCAGCACCAAGTTGGTCTGCCTGAAGCGAGTCAATGTAAGCAACACCGTCAAGGTAAAGATCCTTGAACTCTGCGCTGGAAGCACCGAGGTCAACATTGTTGTCAGTGTCTGGCTTGATGGTCTTTGCAACGATTGTTACACCACCAACCTTGAGTGCGCCGGAACCGGACATTGCGGAGAAGGAACCAGAAGTCATTGTAAGAGTTGCATCCGAGAATGTCAAGTCGGAGTCCTCAGAGAGGAGACCGTCTGCACCGTAGATAGCAACGCGACCTGAAGTCTGACCGTCAGCAGTCAAAGAAGCTGCACGCAAGTTGTATGCACCGATATCAACGTTTGCACCAGCACCCTGCATAACTGCAAGATTTTGTGCTGCGGAAGTAGTCAATGTACCACCGGAAACGTCGAGTGTCTTACCAGAACCAACAGTAACGTCTGTACCGTCAATAGTACCGCCGTTGAGGTCCATAGTTGTTACTGTACCCATGTCAGCCACTGTGCGGCTAGCATTTGTCCAGTTAGAACCCATTTCGGTCAAAGATAAAGTAGTAAACGTACCAGCAGCAGCCGAGCTACCACCAATAACAGTGCCGTCGATTACACCGGAATCGATATCGACATTTGTCGAGTTGTAGTTAGCGTGGTCAAGGTTTGCACCAAGAGCGTCTGCGTTAAGAGTGTCGATATAAGCAACACCGTCAAGATAAAGGTCCTTGAACTCCTTTGTAGAAGTACCAATGTCGCTGTATCCGTCAGCAGAAGGGATAAGCTTCTCCTGAACCTTAACGCTACCACCAGACTGGATAGTGGCAGAACTACTAACTGTTGTAAAGACAGCAGTCGATGGGCTTGCAGCACCAATTGCAGTGCCGTCAATGCTACCACCATTGAGGTCCATAGTTGTTACTGTACCCATGTCAGCAACAGTACGGCTGGCATTTGTCCAGTTGCTTCCCATGGAGAAGCTTGAACCGTCATCAGCGGAAATAGTGTCAAGAGCAATGTCGTTGACGTTTGTGATACTACCATCAGAAACACTGAGGCTTGTAGCGACGACAGCGGCGAATGTACCGGCAGCAGCCGAGTTAGCACCGATTACTGTACCATCGATAGCACCAGAATCTACATTAATGTTAGTAATTGCTTGACTGTTCGCGTCAAGAGCGGAGCCGAGTTGGTCAATATGACCAGCATCAACGTGAAGTTCTGCCCATTGAAGAGCAGAGGAACCAAGGTCGCGAGCAGAGTCGGTGCTTGGAAGAAGATCAGAATCGAAACGAGCAGTTACTGTAACTGTGTCGCTCGTTGCGTTACCAAGGTCTACATTACCATTAGCAGTAAGTACACCTGTAACTGAAAGAGTGTCCCCAATCACAACGGAATCTGGGAGACTGATTGTAACTGTGTTGTCAGAAACAGCAGTTACGACTTCGTTGGCAGTACCAGCGAAAGTAAGTGTGTCCGTATCAAGCTTGAAGCCTGTATCTGAACCCGAGTCACCTGCGAAACTAAGCGAGTTAGCACCTGCAAGGTCAACAATTCCGGAGTCAGAGGCGGACATATAAAGCTTTGGGGTGGAACCCGAAGCGAAGAGACGTGGCTGAGAATTGCCTGCACCACCTGTAGCGGCGAGTACGGCATTAAATTCAGCAAACTCTGTATAAGTTGTAGCCATTTTAAAACCCTCCATAATAATGTTTTATATGGTTTTGGCAAACAAGTACCCCGAAATCACTGTAAACAGTGAAACTTGGCAACCCCTTTGCCATTAATAAATAGGTCTCAGTGCAGCGTTTGTATCATAAAAAAGTTGGTAAAAATTACTTTTTTAGATCTTCAAGTTGCTTTTTCAAATCATCTATTTGTTTTTGTTGATCTTTTACTGCTTCAATTAGAATTGGGGTTATTCTTGAATAATCAATACCTAAAAGATCTGAAGCTGCGTCTACAACTTCAGGTGCGATCTTCTCGATTTCTTGGGCGATTAGTCCTATTTCTTGGGTTCCGCCTGCCTTTAGTTCGTAGGTTACGCCATGCATAGACTTAACTTTGTCCATTGCTCTCTCAATTGGTTTAATATTCTTTTTAATTCTCTCATCGGAATAAGTAACATAAGCTGTTGCCTTTATCTTTCCTGAATTATCGCCTGCATTTGGAAGTGTGATACCGTGAGTAATTGCATTGTTTTCCAAGCCAAGCCCTACTCCCAAGTAGCCGTCAACAGAAACGCAAGAGGCGGACATTACTATACCTTTCGCAGAGCCGGATATTTCCATAAATTCCCTTGAACCGTCTCTAAACTGAACATGCACGTCATCTGAATCTCCCCATGAAGTTCTTATATTATCTCCAAATTTCATCGATGTGCTCTCTCCGTTCGAAGATTCAACAATTTGAATTCCACCAGCAATTTTCAAAGGAGACGCACCTTCAAGTGTTCCCGCTATCTGTATTGTACTACCAGACAACACAATTCCACCGGCTGAACCGGAGATTGTCAGAAAATCATCGACTGCCTCACGATATTGTATAAAGGTTTCGTTACCAGTACCAAAGAATATCTTTTCGTCGTCGGGAACGAACATACTACCGCTTATTTGAATGTCGCCAGCGGAGTCAATGACCATTCTTTGAGTTGCAGAGGCTGCGCCATCGGCTGTTGTAGCAAA